TCTTTCTTTAAGTGGTTTTGATACGAGTTTCGTAATTGAATCTACTTCAATACCATTCACTTCACAATAGTGAACGATTGCATCAATATAGTTGCACTTTTCTTCTGCAACAATCTTTTCTACTTCCAGTGCAAACTTAGAAGGAGTTAGAAATTTGTCCTCTATTGCCTGTTCTAATTCTTTATTGGGTTCCATAGAGTTCCAATTTATCTCTAACAAATGTTCTAATATATTCGGAGAGCAATTTGATGTACTTTCCTTTGTCGTATTCTTCATAAACTACACATTCTCCATTTTCACAAGCCATAATAATGACTAATTTTTTTACCATTATACCAGTAATTTCGTATAACATACAACCATATGCCATACACTGAACAAAATAGTGCTCAATCCACTCGCGTGGTTTTGGTTTCTTAGAAGTCTTAAAGTCGATGATTGCTAGTTCGCCATTATACTCGGCAATACAATCAACCGTTCCTGCAATACCTAATTGCTTACTATATAGGGAACCTTCAAGAGCATGAATATTATTTATATTCTTAAGAGTTGACTTTGCAATATTAAACAGAAATTCTGAGATTGGAAGAATATCCGTAGGAAGATCTTGATTTTTCAGAAAATACTCTGTAAGAGTATGCATATCCGTACCACGACTTGTTGCAAGTTTTGTGATACGGTCTGCTTCTACATCTCCAACTCTTTTCCGCCACTTCACAAAGATTTCTTTATTGAAATGACTTGTGATAGAAGTGATTGAAACTAGTTTGAGTAGTTCTTCATCATCAGGAACTTTATAATATCGAATACCATCTATAGTCTCCCGCTCAAGTTGCGGGAGATTCACATCAACATGATTGAACATTAAAAACCTGCTTCTAGTTTTGCAATGATATATTCTTTGACAAGTCCAGAACGAACAATATCATCAACACCAAATTCTATTATATCAATAGATGGCATTTTACGCAAGATGTTCATAAAATCAATAATTCCATTACGCTCATTAGATTTCTGCAAATCCGACTGAGAAGCATCTCCACAAAACATAATCTTAGAGTTTTCACCAACACGAGTAATGATCGAATCAAGTTCATGTGCCGTACAGTTTTGGAATTCATCTACAATCACAATCGAATTATCAAGCGTAGTGCCTCTTAAGAATGAAGTGCTCCAGAACTTAATCGTCTCCTGTGCTTTAAGATTACCATAGAGCATCTCAAACTCAGCATCAGAAGGCATCTGGAACATATACTTCACCATATTCTTATAAGGAATCTGGTAGATATCCGATTTGTCTTCATAGGAACCAGGAAGGAAACCAATCTCCCTCGTAGCAACTAAAGAACGAACCAGATAGATTTTCTCATAAGGAGTTCTTTCATCAAGAACTTCACGAAGAGCATTATAAAGAGTGATGAAAGTCTTACCCGTTCCTGCACATCCATATGCCACAAGATGTTTACCTTCGGCATATGCATCATAAAGTTTTCTTTGATTATCTGTAAGGGGGTCAATATCTAAAAGATATTCACTCCCAAGTGCCTTCTTCCTCTTCATCTGACGGGTTGTAAGACCAACGCCGATTGGTTGGTCATTCGTCGTTCTTTTTCTTCTTGCCATTAGATTTTCTTTACACGAGAACCAGGTGCTGTTGCCGCTTTTCCAAGAACATCATTCCATCCAGGATTCCTTGCGACGAGTTTATCTTTCCACTCACCAACTTCTCCTGGACTTGCGGATCCTTGCGACCAATCCCTTTGCCATTCGGAATTGTCCTGATACCACTGTGTGATGTCATGAACACTCATTTCAATCACTTTCGTCTCACCAGTTTCTTTATGAATAATCGGATAAATTGCCATAAGTTTTAATAATGTGTATCGTTATTTAGACCCACTCAAGGGCTTCCGAGACTGCTGGAAATTGTTCGGCAAACACTTTCTTACACTCTTCTGCAATCACCATATGTTCTTTTTGAGTTCCATGGGCCGACCTAAGATTGATATAATGGACCCATGACCTGCAAGAACCGGTCATGTAAATTTTTGTAGGAACTGCCAGTGGCAATACAAACCTTGCACATTCCTTTGCCACATCTGCTTCTAGGAGCTCCTTGTAGAGGTCCTGAGCAGCGTTAAAGTGGTCTTGAATCTTTGAGTAGAGTTCAATCTTAAGGTCTACTGGAAGGTCGTCTGTGGAGTTCTGACGGTTCTTTGTGTCCTGTCTACGAAGTTCTGGTAGGGGAATATCCTCGGCAATCAGATTCGTATCAGCATACCTCTGAGAGAACTCTTGGAATGTGAAACTACGGTGACGCAGAATTTGTGCGGCAATACCACGAGTAGTCTCAATCTCCAGAGTCATCGTTGCCTGTTCAAACACACTCCAGTGATTATGTTTAATGCAATACTTCAACAGTCCTGCATAGTTGGGGTTGTCCTGATTATTTGGATTGCTGACCCGAGCGATGTAAGCCATCGTAGTTTCAGCATCAGGAGTAATACTAATCAGTTTTACAGTCATTTTTTTCCAAATCCTTTTGAGTATTTTGCTTCAATTTGTGCAAGTTCTTCTTTCACAACTCGCAATTGTGCTTTCATTTCTCTAAGTTGCTCACCAGAATATAGATGATCCTGTTTTGTGAGTTTCCCAAGCAACTTCACCAATTCTTTTGCTCTTTTAGTCATTCATCATCCTCAAAGATTTCGTCGTAATCTAATTCTCTTGGTTTAATATCATCATATCGATATGAAGATACATCAGAATAAATTTCTGCTTTCAAAGAATCAATAAGAAGTTCAAGATTGCGGATGATAAGTTTTACTTTTTCTTTATCCATAGATTAAAGTTCTTTCAATTTATTCTAGCATAAAAAAGAGTCACTCGTCAAGAGCGACCCTACAGTTCAAAAAATTTTGGGGAGATTTTTTCCGACCATTTTGGGAATCACTTCCGCTTTTTCCTTTCAGGTGCTTTATATCCCCAAAGTTTGGGATTGATTTTTCCACAACCCCATTCAATACTTTGAATGGCGTCACCCATACTATCATAATACATATCAAAAACATTAACCCTCTTGCCAGATCTGGTAAGGTCATAACAAACTTTACCACTGACAACATAGGTTACAATGTATGCGTCTTTAGGAACATCAGTAACCTTTGCTTCTTCTAAGGTACAATTATGTTTGAGTATCTCACATCCGTAACGTGATTTTAATGATTCTCTTTCTTGTACAGTCCAAGTTTCATTCTCATCTTTTTCGGATGTCTTAGTCTTTTCTGTAGACATCTTTCTTTCTTGAATATTTTTTTGCATATCAATAAGTTCAATTAGTTTTATATATCAGGAACGACCACCCCAACTAATATCAGGATAAGCTTCCCCAACAATTTCTTGTGTAATTTTATATTTTGTTTGAAGTTGTTTATCTTTAACCAAACAAATAATTTCCGCTTCTAAAGGATGCAATCCTTCAAGAATATTAATAAACATCGATTCTCTACGCATATTATTCAAACCATCATTACCACCTTTGATAAAGTGATAGAAGTTCTTGAACTCTTTACGGATGGTAGTGCGTTGTTCGGAATCATTAATTCCCATAGAGAATGATCCAGTCTCATGCATTCTACGAATATCTTCAGTAATCTTTGTGCTTAAAGATCCGCTGTAGGAAGTTTGTTCAGAATATCCAGAGTAAGGTACTGCACCATCTGGAAGAGCAGAGATAATACTCTCATCAAAGTTCCAAATAAAAATTGCTTTTAATGATGGGTGCTCATATTTTTTAAGAACCTCTACCTTTTTGGCATTTGAACGCTGCCTTGATGCAAGGTCTAAAACTTCAAATGCAAAAGGATTTTTTGGCAAATCCTCAATTACTGCAGGTTCTTTTGCCACTACAGTTCTTGGTTTAGTCGTCGTCTTCTTCTGTGTCGTCGTACTCATAATCGCTATTTTCAAAACGGAATGCTATGACCTCATCTGGAATCAAGTTTCCTTGATTGTCGAACATTTCGGGATGAGGTCTTGGAATCTCCCGATAGTTCATCATATACTCTCTGGCTACCCAACCTGTTACAATCCCAACTATAAGAAATAATACGGTTAAGAATGAACCGAATACTAGGCTAACTGCTAACATTTCTTTTTCTCCGGGAAACTACTTTTTTCCTTGATATAAAGGAAAATTCAAAATAGATGGTAGTCTCTCGATTGAGAAAGCAAACCATCTTCTCAAAGATGATATGGAATGGTTTGGTCTGCTTTCTTTTTCCTCCATTAAGTATAAGTTCAATACCACGATTCATACCGTGGTCTTCTGATTTATTTAGGTTTGAATCAGACAATTTGTTTCTCTTTTAGATATTTGACAGTATCGGTACATCCACCAAGTTTTACATCATCACATAATACTTGAGGAAAGGTAGACCCCTCACCAAACTCTGAATAGAATTCGTCTCGGGTAAAGTCTTCTCCTAAAGTATACACTACAAACTTGTTCCCTGTCAACTCTAGGACTTGTTTGACTTTATAGCAATAAGGGCAATCTTGTTTAGAATAAATCGTAAAATTCATAATTGTTTAATATCTGTAGTAATTTATATAAGAAAAAAGAGGAGATTTCTCTCCTCCTATTATACCACCAACTCACTTCTTCCCACCACAGAAGAAGGTCTTGGTTCCCGAAGTCACAGAGAATTCATCAAGACCTCTGTATTATACAGCATTTACATTTCGGTGTCAACTGGTCTTTCCCATTTCGTTCCTTCCTGAACGATTCCATCTCCATCACCATCCCTTGCATCAGGATTATATCCATCAGCAATTTTTTCTTCCAAGGTCTGCTCATCAGAAACTTCTTCCGATGAAACATCAACAGTTTGTTCTCCTGCTGGTGGTTCAGAAACAGTAGTGGTTACTGTAATTTCAATTTGATGCTCAGACCCATATTCTTTCATAAGTTCTGTCACTTCTTCAAGAGTATGCCCAGTATTCGTACCATCATAAGTCAAATGATAGACATGCATCAAAGGCATCGTAAGCGTTTGAGTTGTGGTTTCCATTCAACCTTTCCTCCAAAGTTCTTTTGAAAATTGAACCCAATCTTGAACTCGGGTTTCCCAACTATAATATTTATTTGCTACTTCAACCTGAAGAGTATTATCAAACTTACCTTCACGATATTCAGTAATTGTTTTCTTCAATTTTCTAGCAAATCTTTCAACGTGCTTTTGACGGTCAGGAATATATCCATAAAGACGGGCAAACCCTAAAGAAGTTTCAGGAAGTGCTGCAAGATTACTAGCAACCACCGAACATCCAGCAGCAAGTGCCTCAATCATACAAATGCAAGAGGTCTCTTCAAAGTAAGAAGGATAAGCAAAGATATGGGTATTCATAAGTTGCTCACGAACTTTGGAATTATTTGTTCTTGTATGACGAACAATTCTCTTATCAGTTACAGCAAGACTTAAACAATAACGAAGGAACTGCTCTTCTTGTGGTTCAACATGAGAGTATTCATAAGTCTGCAATCCTTGAGCATATTGTTTCTTTCTTTCATCAGGATCAATCTCATGAAAGATATGCAGATCAAAGTCTTCTTCTGGAATGAGTTTGATTGCTTCCAAGAGAATATCCAGACCACGAATTGGATTTGGATGGAACATCAATTGAAGTTTTCCTTCTGGTTTCTTATGAGGTTCAAAAGGATGAATAGCATTCTTCAAAACATAACATTTATCCATAGGAAGATTAAACTTTTCACCGAATCTTTCATACTGCCAGTCAGAAACAAACACATATGCCTTGAAATGTTTCTGGAACTGCTTATCCATCAGTTGCTCAAGACCAACTTCTCTATGGTGAGGATGCAACCAAACAATATTTGAACTATCAGGTGCAATAATATTATCACCTGGAATCACACACCAGTGCCAGTCTGCAAGGTCAGGAGCAACGGGAAGAACCAAATCTTGCCATGCGCGACCCATAATCTCTGTACCACCAGTACCATCGGGATTTAATGATGCTTCCAGTAAAGGAGGCATATTATTGTGTAGATATTCGGGTTTTGTATTTACAGTTTCAGTCATAATACCTCCTTCAAAAAGTTTTCCATCGGTGATTTCTTAAATATCTCAAGACCTTGTTCTGCTTGTCTATCAAGTTTATTTACATCTTTTAGAAGTTCGTAAGTCTTTGCTACAAAGTCTTTATAAGACGCAGTATTTACAGTTCCTTCCATATAATCGGGAAAGTCGGTTGTTGTATTTCTTTCGGAAATCACAGGCACTTTATTCTGAATTAGATGACTTACACGAACCATTTCAAAGATTTCATTATCATGATTGTGTAGATTGATGACCAATTTTGCTCTCTTAATGAGTTTATCTCTTTCATCACCATAGGTACTTTGAACGGCAACGAAGTTGATATTCTTATCTTCGGAAAACTGATTCATAATATTCAGTCTTCTTTGACTTGGAGACATATAAGCAAGAATATCAATATCTCTTTCTTCAGGGCGATTACGTTCAAAATAAGAAAGTTCAGGAACATATCCAATTTTAAAGTGTTTGATATTCTCAACACCTGCCTTACGAAGCACTTCAGTATTCCTCATGGAATAATCCCAAACTTCTAGACCACGATACTTACGACACCAACGCATACACTCTGGTTGGTCTCTCATCTGCTCCAAAGAATAAATGATTGTATTCTTTGGAAGATCGTGCCTGACAACATCCACAGGGCAGTGATGCATACCAAACACAATATTTCGTGCATTACTCTTGAACTCATTCACACTATTAGTAACTTCATATCCCATTCTTTGAAGAGTGAAAAATACGGATGCTTCAATCTCATGAAAGACTTGGGCATGAATATCAAATCCATTATCAGGTACAATACGACACAGATTGAATTTTTCTGCCCTGATGGAAGAAAATTCTTTTGTCTGTTGAATTGGTACTACTTCTTTATTTGTAGAAGAAGTTACTGGATGATCTTTCATAGCGTTATATGCATGTAAATAAACTTTTTCTGATTCTTCTTTATTCAGAGTGTCGATGTAATATATTTTTGGATTTTTAGTTCCGATCCACTTTTCAAAATTAAATCTATAATTGTCTTTCGTATAATATGCATTATACAATTCTGGTTTTAATGGATTCTCTAGTCTTTTAATGTGTTCTGTAGTTGCCCACCAAAAGTTTCCAGCAAATGGATAATAGTTAGTATCAAAATGAGTTCCTACTGCACCATATCCTTCATCAAGTTTTTTAACACACTCTCTCCAGTTTTCTACACAATGCTTCTGCATATATTGTCGCCATTTTCTATCTTGACCGAAGATTCCGAATCCCTTAAAGAAAGAATCTAAAACGCCTTTGCTATGAAAATAGAAAACATATCCATCATTTTTCTTTGCATACTCATAAACTTGATCAAGAGTTTGCCCTTCGTAAATATTTTCTTCGTTAATTCCACGAACATTCAAAATATTTACAAATGGATATCTATGCATAATATATCCCAGAACAGTTTCTTCATATGTTTTTTCAATATATTCAGAATCTTGAGTTAATGGATCAAACTTATCGGTATGATTAAATCTTTTAATTTTACCCGTCAATCCAGTAGGCATAGTAATGCACATATTGACTTTTGCAACTTCTGAAAGACCAAACTTTTCAAGAATTCCCAGTTGCTCATCAACCCACCAGACCCACATTCCAGAAGTATCTGGAATATAAAGGTGGTAAAATACATTAATATCTTTCATCTAGAGTCTCCTTAAATTCAGTTCTAATTTCTTCCAGCAATTTTGTATCAGTAGTAACTACTCCTAGTCCATGAGAAACCTTAAAATTTAATTTTGGTAATTTAATCTCATCAAAAAATTTATAAACTCCAAAATCTGCATGTTGAACACAAGTATCATGCATTAAGATTATACCACCATTTTTCAAAAATTTCGACCAAGTATCAAAATCATTCTTGATTGCTTCGTAGGTATGAAGACCATCAATATGAAGAATATCAATTGGTTTGTCCCAAATTTTTGCAACCTCATCAAAATATCCTTTGATAAAAGTAATGTGATCCAATTCTAATTTCTTTTGTGTTTCTATTACATAATTATAGGTGTCTCTTTCTCCTGCATGTTTATCACCTTCAAAACTATCAATTCCATAAATTTTACCAATCTTTGGAAGTCCAAAAGAAAAAGTAGAATATCCATAATCAACACCCAAATCCACAATAATATCTGGATTTTTTCTTTTTACAATCCACTGGGCAAATTTAATGTGCTCTCTCCAGTTAAAAAAATTTTTACTTCCAACTTCTTGCATTAAAGTTGAAACACTAATCTCAGGAGTTTTTATTGAACGATCAGACAATACATATTTTTCTCTTGGAAATTGCTCAAAGTAATGATGTGTTTTACTTTGATGGAATGAATAATACTTGGTATTTTCGTCACCAATCCAAAGTTCAAAAGCATAACGATATGTCTTGAAGTGGTCCATCATCGATGGAACATGCACATAGTCCTCAACTTTTAATGGGTCCGGAAGTCTGCGAATATAATCGTTTCTAGCCCACCAATAATTACCAGAGAAATGATTTCCAATATATCTTTTACCTTCTGTTGGAATGTCTCCTGCTAGATCTTCTCTCTTAATCCAACTTACTCCAGCACAATCATATCCTTCTTCAAGTTTAGCAACACAATCTTGCCATCTTTCAATATTGAAATATTGCATATAATGACGCCAATCTTTAAGACAATATGGAATATGTGTCGCATAAGAACTCATTCCCTTGTTGTGAAAATAAAATACATATCCATCATTCTTTAGGCAGTATTGATAGAGTTGAGAAACTGTCTGCCCTTCAAAAAGATTCTCTTCATGAGTTCCTCTTACATTTAGAATATTTACAAAAGGATAATTTTCAGTAATATAATTGATTACCAATCCATCATATCTAACATCTTTTTTTTCATCACAAATTCCCAAAGGAAGTGTGATGCACATATTAACTGTTGATACATCAGCAAGTCCAGTGGATTTCAATAAACTCATCTGCTCATCTACCCACCATGTCCAAGTTGTGGATACATCAGGAATAAAAAGATGATAAAAGACTGCAATATTTTTAGTTTGCATAACGCTCTCTCGGATAAAGTGCATAATAATGATCAACTGCACTATAATGAATTGATCTTACTTTTGGTTTGTTTGATGAAATCCAAATTTCATAACAAAATCTATGACCATCAAATTGTTCTGTAAATTTCTCATCATAATATAAACTTCTATCTAAAACATTTGGAAGAGTTTTAATATAATTTGTATCTGCCCACCAAAAGTTTCCTGAAAAATGTGGATAAGGATCTCTTGTCCAATTTGTAGACACCAAATCTACTTGGTCCTCTTCTAACTTTTTAATACAATCTCGCCACCTTTCCACACACCAATAATTCATATAATGTCTCCAATCAGTTGTTGGAGCAGTTTGATATGAATTTACTGCATGAAGCATTCCTTTTGAATGAAAATAAAGAACATATCCATCATTTGTTTTAGAATAGGTTTGAATCTCTTTTAGAGTTTGACCTTCAAATAAGTTTTCTTGCTCCCCCCTTCCTTCAATAATTCTAGAAGAAAGGATGTTCACAAAGGGATACTTCTGTCTTACATAAATCTTAATTTCATTAATGGCATGATCTGGAGCAGCATAGCACATATTTACAGTTGCTACATCAGCAAGTCCAGAAGACTTAATTAATCCTAATTGTTCATCCACAAATTTATCCCAGAGACTATTCATAGCCCCTAGATGATAAAAGACTGCCAGTTTTTTCATGCTACAATATTGGATTTTACATGCCCAACAACAACTGTTGGATCGACATAAACTTGATGCCCATTCTGTGCAACTCTATCACACCAATAAAGATCTTCGCCTAGTGGAAGTTCATAAACTACACCATCAATTTCTTGAACGACTTTACCCAAACCATACCAAGGTCTTTTGAGACCCTCAAATACACCTTGTTTTACACACATAAACCCAAGACCGACACCATAAACTTCTAATGGTTCTCCAATTTGTTGAAAGAGTTCAATTTCTTTTCTAGTCATAGGGCGATAATCATCTTTATTACGATGTATCATCGCATCAGCACCTTGTGCTTCAAAATATACACCAGAAATTACATCTTTATCTGAGGTATAAAGTTTTAGAAAATGTTCAGGATTCCAGACAATATCACTATCAATACAAAAAAGTTTATCATAAGTGTATTGACCTTTTCCTGGTGCTGAATTAAAAACTTCCAGATTTCTAGATCCAGTAATGGTTGCTTCTCGTGCATTTGTTACAAGCGAAGCATACTCATTCTGATAAGTCCAAGTGATATTATTTGCTTCTAATGTTTGAATTGTTCCAAGCAAAGATCTGACATAAGCAGACTCCATTTTACTTCCAGGAGTCGTAATTACTACATTAAAATGCGTCATAGGATTACCATTTTTTGATGACCAACACGAACTTTTGGATTACACCAGATTTCAAATCCGTGCTCACGAATATCTTCACACATGGCAACATCTTCGGAACACATATCTTCCAGAACAACACCATCCTCACGAATGAGTTGGACTTTCTTTGGTGCAAACCAAGGATAAGGAATCTTTTCAAAAATACCTTTCTTCATCAGAACCCAACCAAATCCACAATACTCAATCTTAAATGGATCTGAACGACGTTGCATATCTTCTACAGTTTCAAAATAATAAGAACCCTTCTCCAAAAGAAGTTTCTTATCCATATTCAGAACAACAGTTGATTGATTGGTTATGGGAGTTCCATTTGACTGAACATACCATCCAGTCGCAATATCCTTATCCATTTGTAGAAGTTCTAAAAGATCTTCTGTTTTGAAAATAATATCACTATCAATCCACATAATGTAATCATAAGGAACTTTACCCCTCCATGGAGTCAGTAGAGTTCCAGCAAAATTATCTGCCTGCAAACAATCAGTTCTGGCAAAGTTTACCATCGAACTGTATTTCTGCGAAATATAAAAGTTGATTCCCAGTTGATTTAGGTCAAACAAAAGACGAATCATCTGAGTCATGAAAGTTCCTGAATATGAAAATCCAGGAAGACAGAATGCTATTGTTTTTCCTTTAAAATCATTCTTCGGTTGATTTGAATAATTAAGCATAAACTAAAGTCAGATACTAATGATTATAGCATATCTAGGCAAGTTTTACCACCATGTTATTTTAACATATCCATCTGCACCATCACCACCAATTCCAAATTTACCTTGCTCTACAGAGTATGCTCCTCCACCTCCTCCACCACCACGGGTTCCATTTCCTCCATTTCCTGCTGCAGATTGAGAAGTTCCACCAGCAGATACAGTTATAGTTCCATTAACTCCACCAGCAACATAAGAAGTTCCATAAGTTAAAGCATTAATTGCTGTTGTACCAAATCCAGAATTTCGTCTTTCCCAGACAATTCCATCTGATGATTTTGCCAGAGTTCCAGAAGCACCAGCAGCAACATAAACACTATTACCATAAACAAGAGAAGAAATATTTGAAGTTCCAAATCCAGAGGTTCTTAAAGTCCATGTAATTGAATCAGTAGAGTAAGATATTATTCCAGCAGCCCCAGCAGCAATATATTGAGTTCCATAAACAAAAGCATTAACTACGTTTGCACCAAAAGAAGTTGTTCTTGCTGCCCAAGCAATTGTATCAGTTGAAGCACTTAACTGGTTATTTCCAATCGCAACATAATATGCAGTTGGAATTGATGCACCATATCCAAATCCAGTAATTGCAGTTGAACCAAATCCAGAAGTTCTTAAGACCCAAATAATATTATCAGTAGAAGCATTTAAGAATCCAACTTCACCCATATAGTTGGTTCCATGAGCAAAGACATAAGAACCACCGAAACCAAGAGATGTTATGGTTTGTGTGTTTAAACTAGTAGTTCTTGCAGTCCAAGTAATTGAATCAGTAGATGCTTGAAGTAAAGCACCAAGACCATAAGAATTTAAAGCAACTTGAGTGGATGTTGTGAGAGTTCCTACATCACCAACGTTAATAAAAATATTATTCCCAGCAACAGAATTATTAATTGCAGTTGAACCAAATCCAGAAGTTCTTAAGACCCAAATAATTGCATCTGTAGAACTTCTAGTAGGTACTTGACCACCAGAAGCAATATAAACTCCATTATTATAAGCAAGACCATAAATGCTAAAAGTAGCTCCACTAGTTCCACTAGTTCTTAAAGTCCATTGAATTGCATTTGTTGAAGTACTAATGAATCCATTTTGACCAGCAGCAACAAAAATATTTCCATAAATGAGTTGTCGAATATCAAATGTAGTTGCACTAGTTCTTCGTGTCCATTGGATTCCATTTGTTGAAGTACTATTGGCTGTTAAAGTAATTGTGCCGCTTCCGCAGATAGAATCGTTACTTGTAGTCGGTGCAATAGGTAAAGCATTTACAGTTGCAATTGCAGCTGTTCTATTAGTACTTTCGCAATTTGCAGCGCTTATTGTTGCAACATAATATGTAGTTGTAGTAGTAATGCTTGGTGTTGTATAGGATGCATTTGTTGCATTTGTTATAGCTGTATTACCAGTTGAAGAACTGTACCATTGATAAGTTTCGCCAGTGTTGATTTGTGATGCTATTAATGTTACCGTGCCACTTCCACAAACAGAGCCTGATGCTGTTGTAGTAGGTGCGGCAGGAATAGCATTGATGGTTGCTGT